AAGATCTAACAAGAGATAAAAATGGTCAGCCTCAAAAATATTTACTAATTTTAGATAATGCTTCTATTCACAAAGGTCGAAAAATTGAGGAATTGGCTCGCCAGTACAATGCTAGGCTGATGTATTTGCCTGCTTATAGTCCAGACCTCAATCCAATTGAAAAAGCTTGGTCTATACTAAAAAGAAAAGTCAGACATATTGTTAGCCAACAACAGAAAACTATTCTTGAGGCTTTAGATATTGGGTTTAATCAAATGTAGCATAGTTTATTTAACTAGCTATATAACCCAACTAGAGGCATTGTGGTATGATTTCTTTCACCTTTTGGTATAGATCAAGTGCTAATCGAAGGAAAGAATGTTCTTATCTATCAACGAACTTAAACACTCTTTATAAAGAAAATTTATGAAATTAAATATTAGTTTTGATTGGGCTGTTCTAACATCCATATTTACCTTTTTGCTTTATTGGTGTGGCTATTGTTACTACATTGGATATCTTGATTTCTATGGAGTAAATTTAGACTCTTTTGATATCCCTGTAATTAGTCTAATCATTCAAGGCTTTTTATCTGGTTATAAAGCATGGATTACCTTAATTTTTATATTTTTAATTATTTCTTATGTAACTTCAATTTCTCTTAAACAATGGCTATATTGGATTATAAAGACAATTGGACTAACATTTAATTTTTTTATAATTTTATACAACTTGACATTTTACTACCTTGTTAAATTTATAAAAAAACACTCTATGGTTTCTAAAACAATCAATTTTACTAAAAGAAAAACCCCACAAATAGCTAAAAATATACTTTTAACTATATTTTGTTTTTTAAAAAGAACCTTTTCTAAAATTCAGAATAAAAGCACTAAAATTGAAGAATCTAATCATAAAATTTTAACAAGACTAAACCTAACCACCCCACTGATTAAAAGAGAAATTTATGGTGAAAATGATGAAGCAACTATCAATCAAAACTTTAAATTCGACTTATCTTTTTTTATACACTATACAATTTCAATTTTTTTGTTGGTTGGCGCTATGAGCGTTTTGAATATTGGGCAACAAATTATTAATGAAGGGAAAAATAAAGCTGAACAACATTTTATTGAGAGTAAAAGAGCCATCAAAAATAGCAATTTTTCTAATAGCCCTTACCAATTAGTGACTATAAAAGGTAATAAAGGTAATGAAAGGTTATTTCTCACTGATATATGTTTAAAGTCTATGTGCCTAGTAACGGATGAAAATAAGGTTGTTCAAATTTATGATGTTAAAGATTTAAAAATAATAAATCATATAGCATCATCATCACATAATTAGAATTTGATGTTTAACCAATCTTCTCTTTATCCTTATAGTGAACAGTAGCCTTATCTACTGTTCTTAATCGAGCAACTTGGTATTTTATTTAAGTCAAAAATGTATTCTTTTGAAAGTACTTCAAACCGTCCCCTTCACATATTCAATAAACGGATATTTAACATGGAGTACCGCTAGTCCACAACGGACATCATATTTTGCATCCATCACTGTACGAGTGGGTGTTTGGAGTTCAGACCACGAACGATTATGGAAATACCGACTAATTAAGACATTCATCCAGTCTACTAGTGCTTCGCTGTCTGTGCCATTTAACACATCTAGAATTAAACGCTGTACTGCACGTGCTTCATCATTTGTGATTTCACAGCAAATATTTCGATCAATCTTTGGTTTTTCTTCAAAGTTTTCATCACACATGTAGTAAGCAATCAGCTTTTCTTTGTTTTGTTTGCTCATTCGTACTTTTGCTTTACTCATTGCTACGGCTATAGGATTACTTGAGCGATATCCTCCTTTCGCAGTATTCTGCCAAGCCCCAAATTGTCTTAACCAGCCTTGTAATTCATACTTTGACCAGTCAACTGTTTGCATAATATGTACGGCTGTATTCACTGCTTTCTCCAAGTTTTCAAAGTATTCTTAAGTCATGTTTTGTGATGTCGAAATGATTCATAGTCCAGCCACCCTAGACTTAAATTTTGGATTTTTATCAATGTTCAACAATTGATTTTGAAAATATTCCAAGTTTTCATTTGAAACATTTGAAAAGCGACTGTATTGCAATTCTGAAAAAAGAAAGGTTTCCCCTGTTTCACCATCACGGACCTTGGAAGCAATGACTTCAAGCATCCCTTTAAATTGAGATTTTTCTTTGTTGTAATACTCATCCCGATAAAGAAATAGGATTACATCTGCATCTTGTTCTATGGCACCAGATCCACGTAAATCGGACATGAGGGGCCTTTTATTTGGTCTCTTCTCAACATCACGACTTAATTGGCTGAGAGCAAATACTGGACAATCAAACTCCATTGCGATTTCCTTTAATCCTTTAGAAATCACTGTTAATCGCTCATGCTCTGCAATATTAGAATTTAAGTGCGGGGTGGAAATTTTTTGTAGATAGTCAATAAAGATCGCACCAAGAAAGCCATACTTAGCCTTAACTTTTCTTGCATGTCGTCGAATATCAACTAAGGTGACAACCCCATCTTTGATTTCAAATGGTGCCCGCTCAATGAGTTTCACAGCCTCTGTAAAACCTGTCCAATCATCTGGTTTCATATCGGAGTCTTGGATACGTTTGAGATCAATATTTCCAACTGCTGCAGCAATTCGTCTTGAGATCTTGCCTGTTTTCATCTCAATTGATTCAAACAAAATAGGCTTAACGAGGTTTGTTGCAATATGGGTAGAAATATTCTGAGCAAATGCGGTTTTACCCATACTTGGTCGAGCTGCAATAATGACTAAATCGCCTTTTTGGATTTCACCAATTTTGTTATCAAGTGCGATAAATCCTGTATTTACTCCACGTACAGCATAAGTTCCATCTAACTTCTCAGATTGAATCTTATTGATCTCATCAAACAGGTCTATCATCGAGTTAATTAACGGTTCTGGATCCTCATCGCTGTTACCAGTGCTGATATCGCTCAAAGCGCTGCTCGCTCTTGCAATTGCATCATCTGCCTCACCATTGCTTAAATCATTGGCGATTTTCTGAATACGATTACCAGCATCTCGTAACTGCCTACGAAGCGTTAAATCTTGAAGTTTTTTAAGGTAGGTATGTACGTTACTGCTCAGTGTAACTGGTGCATTTTGAAATAAGTCCAGAATATATTTTTCATTGACTCCCTGTTTTTCTGAACCTAACGTTTTGAGTGAGCTAATGACTGTAACCTCATCAATTGGATCACCCTTTTCGTGAAGCTTTTTCATTGCGCGAAATAAAACAACATGAGTCTGAACAGTAAATATTGACTCATTTGCTATAGAAATCAACTCACAGCATTCTTGGTAAGTGAACATTGAAATCAAGAAAGCCAACTCACAAGATGGATCTGACAATTGATCGTCAATCACTCCTGAAATATTAAATTGAGCCTTCAATGGACACCTCCTAGACCCTGCCCGTATTTCACAGGTATTGGTTTTATATCAGGGGGCCGTGTGATGCTCTCCCCCTCATGCTGTTGATCATCAGAGCTTTGCTGATACAGCCTAGGATCTCGCTTTACCCATTTCACAAAATTTGAATACATCTGATTTGACCTAATTGACCCATTCTCAAGTTTTGTTTGGTAGTAAGCGTTTATCTCAGGCAAGATTTGATTAATCAATTCAGAAGTCATGGGCATCAAACCAGATTGTTTTAACCAAGCATTGAGCTGCTTAACATCTGGTATCCAAACTTTTAAAACTTGCTCAAGAGTATTTTCTTGATTTTCATTTTTTTGATTTTTTTCGTGCGTGGGGTTTTCTCTCCCACAATCAGGATTCAGGATTCCACATTCAGGAATCAGGTTAAGGGAATCAGGAATCAGGGCGTTTCTTACTGGTATAAAAACAGTTTCATAACTGTTTTTATCCTGTTTGATAACATTGTTAGAACCGTGTACATCAGTTTCATAACTGTTATTTGTGTTTGAATTAGTTGCTTGCTCAGTTAGGTTTATAGGATTTTCACCATAAAAATCATTAAGTTGATCTTTGGTAAGCAAAATCGGCTTACCAGTTACAAGCTTGTTTTTTGGGTTGCGTTTGTAGACGGTATACATGCCATTTTGATCAGGAAGGTCACTATCTTTTTCCAATCCATGTGGTTTTTGATGTTTTGAAAAGTTTATTATCTGGATAACATCTGTTCCATTACAGTTATATAACGCTATAAAACCTAGTTTAGAAATGTTCAATAACTGTTCTGAAACGTTTATTTCATCCGCTGGGAAAAGTGACATTTTGATTTTTTTGGCACGATTCTCTAAACGCCCCTCACGATCTGCTAATGTCCAAAGACCAACAAACAAAAGTCGAGCCTCGAAAGGCAACTCAACAAGTAGATCATTTGAGAAAAACGAGGGTTTAATATTTCTTGATCTAGCCATTACAATCTACCTTTTGTCTCAATGACTTTTTTTACGGCGCTTTCAAAACGATTAATCAAAGCGTATTGCATTTTATTGAGTCGCAGATCCTCAACAGACTCTTCAGCGGACCAGCTAGATTTTTCAAAATCTTTCTGAACACCTAAAGCTTTTTCCAACTCGGTCATTGCTTGTTTGTATTTCACTAATGCATCAGAATAGTTATCTTCAAGTTGTTGCACTTTTGAAGATTGATAGTCTTCTCGATCATCAAAACTTGTAGATGGTCTATAGTTGTGGTTTAATTGATCTGTATTCATTGTTGATCTCCTGGATTAACAGTAACTAAAAGCCTGAACCACGAACTCAGGCTTTTTTTTCATCTACACATAAATGAATCTTTTGGTTTAATTCCGCCAGTACGGTGTGAAGTAATTGAATGACTTTTGACATATCAATTGCTTCCCCTCGAGTAATTCGACCGTCAGCCATCATTTCTTTAAAGAGCGCGCATACATCTCCACCGCCCATACCAATACTTAAAACTAGGTCTGTAAGTTCTGTATCTCTGCATTCAGGGATGTCAGGTAACTTTATTGCGACTTTTCCGTGTTCAGCACACAATGCTTGAAGGATTCGGTAATCACCCGTAATCGCCATCATGGCGGAGGCTTCCATAAGTGTCAGGTGATGTGTTTCAGTATTTGGGTTCACCTTGCTATTAAGTACCGCAACGCTACGGACACCCATTCGTGTAGCAAGTGCAGATGCCCCACCTTTAAACTGACGTACTGTGTGATAAGCAGCGTCCAATATGTTCATAATCGGTTCCTTTGAACGTGTTTATTAGGCGATAGCTTTATTACTATTTTGGTTATCAGTTTTACTTAAAGTGTATGAAGCAAAATGACGCATCAATTCAAGTTCAGAAACCTTTCCACCACTATTTTTAACCAATGCTTTACGCAGCGCTCTACGTGGTTCTTTATACCCATAAAGTAAATGTGTCTTTAGATAACCTACTGTTGTTCCTGAATCTTTTGCATACTTTTCAAGTTCAATGTTGGTTAACTCAAGGACAAATGCACGAAATTCCATAGATTGATCCTCATTAATCAATCTAAATATTATCTTTTTGGTAATGTAAATACAACCTTTTTTATTGTTTACCTTTTTGGTGATTTAAGTAAACTTAGATGAAAATTAAGAAATCACCTTTAAAGTGATTTTTTATTAAATAAAGTAGAGTTTTTATGGATAGTAAAAGTATTCGTTATCAAAATACTCGCATACTTGTAGATTCAGTTGGCGGTATTTCGAGTTTTGCCGAGAAAATAGGCAAAGGTCAGTCACAAACAAGTCAATTCGCTGGAACCAATCCAATTAAAGGTATTGGTAATAAAGTTGCTCGTGAAATTGAAGAAACTTTTGGAAAGCCTCATGGATGGTTAGATGTACTGCATCAAGCAGATAACAATTCACTTTCTAACAATTTGAATCAGTCATATACCGATGGGAATAATGACAATTTAAGAGATTTGATTAACTCTTTAAATCATCTAGACGCTAAAGGTAAGCTCACACCAGAATTAATAATGGCTCTTAAAACAATTGTGAATTTAGCAAATTAAAACTTTTAGATGAAAATTTAAAAACTGTGAACCCGACACAGATAAATAACTGAATGGGTGGAGAAGTTATGATTGAAGTTTCTTTAATAGAGTTTGAAGAAGGGGCTGAAAAACCTTTGTTCGCACATCAATTTGAAAACCATCCGAGAATAGGTGAGTGGATAATTTTAGCAAACGATAAGACTTACCAAGTTTTAATGATTGTGAATTATGAAAACCCTGAAGCTGGCACTGTTGTATATGTAAAGTATCTAGGCAATGTTTTAGATTGTATTGATCGTCTTGGCTCTGGAACCTACATTTAATACTATTAAACTCACTTGGCAGCTCATCTGGATCAGTGATAAGTAAAGCCACCAACCCCCTTCCAACCATTGGGCCATTTTGAGTAATTTCTAAAACCCTTCCATCTTTGGTTACGCCAATCATTCCAATCAACTCCATTCACCCCACCCTGTGTGGGTTTTCTTTTGTCTATTAAATCATAAAACACAAAAAAGGTAATTTTTATCTTGCAATTTATTACCAATTAGGTAATATTTATCTCACGGACAACAAAAAGCCCCGGAACTTTGGACGGCTACGGGGCTTTGCAAAACTACGAGATAAGTATGAACATTAAACCAAACCAATTCAACTTTACGACTGTAACACTATTTACAGCTTGCACGATAGCTAGTATGACACTCGCCTGTCACCCTGCTGCAACACCTGTTGTACCTAGTCATTACGCTACTGCACCAAACATCTATGGTGTACAACACCTCAATCTCACATCTAAGGATACTGGTAGCACCACAATCCGATTAGATGACACCATTTTAAGAGCAAACTTTCAATTTGAAACTCACCCTGACAGTTACGGCGTAGTGGGCTCAGAATTTACAACGGTCAATATTATCAATCTATATGACATTGAGATCAGTGACCTAAAAGGTAATAAATACCGTGATTTCACCAATTACGATGACCACCGCAACATTAATAATTTAATTGCAACATACATCGAAAAAAACAAACTTACAGAGGTATAAGAATATGAATACTATCCCTAAACTACAAACTCCAGTTTCAACAGATTTCAAAGGTATAAAGCTTTCTGCTGAAGATCAGCTTTCTTTTGATGCTTGGTCCACTCACATACGCTATTGCAGTTACTTTGTCTTATCTATAGAAGGTGATATTCATCCAATGGGTAGTTGGGATGCACCATTTTTCAGTATCGAAGAATTAAATGCATTTGCACGAAACATTCTTACTATTCACCCTGAACTGGAAGATCATCTTTCTTGAACTTTTGGAAATATTACTGTTCGTATTTTAGACAATACTCCACATAATGCACACTGGCAAATTTGGCAAGAAAAGCACCGTGAGCGTATTGCTAAACTAGAACAAATTAACAAAGAGCGTGCTGAGCGTCATGAAAAGCGTAAGGTAGAACTTCTAAAACGATGGGAATATGTAAAATCATCAATGAATGATTGTTATTATTTTTGTGTGTTTAGAAAAGGACATGAAGTTTATCCCTTTGGTTTGAATCAAACGCCTTACTTCACTTATGAAGAGGCTGAACAGGAATATCGTGTAAATCAACTTATACATAGAGGTGAAGAGTTTTATATCGGTTTTGGAGGGTTTGACATCGATTTCATTATGGATGGTGAATGTTCCTCTGAAGCTGAACAAAAATGGATTGATCAACACAAATTACGCATCCAAGCCTTAAAGTCAACGGTGGCGGCATGAATAATATTGTCCAATTCTCAAAGACAAAAACCTTCTCTTCAACAAAAGAATCTGTCCAGCCACTTCTAGATTTGAGCGACCCTCAATTAGTAGCAGATATGGGGAGAGCGGATAAATTGGTGACGTACGATATCAATGCGATGAGTATTGATGAACTTCGTGATCATGTCCGATGTTCGATCATACAGCTCTATAAAGATCGTATGCACCATAAACAGGAATGTAATACGTTCAAAAGTATCTATCGCTTATTTGGTGCATTCCTAGAACGGCGTTGCAAAGAAGAGCTTAAGGTCTACCGTGATTCAAATGGTAAGAATTTAGCTGCTGAAGGTAAGGCACTCGCTTTTGACGAAGCATTAAATACCTTACCAATTACGATCGGCACTACTTATGCGACAGAAATGCGATGAGATTTAAGTATTACTCAATCACCCGGATACCTTATGTGTTCGGGTATCAAATGAAATATATTTTTAAAAATGTTGCTTTGCATGAAAGCTATTGCCCTTTTAATGATGCAATGTGTAAAGAAGCAAACTGATAATTGTTGTAGGAATACTAGAGGAAAGTTAATGACTGCTATTACAAATGTTGGTGATTTTGTTGTTGCATTACCACCACGTGATATTTGGCTAACAGATGAACAAGCAGCAACTTTTCTGAGTTATTCACTTGTTCATTTTAAAAGCCATGTGATTTGTTTGGGTGACTTTCCAGCACCTAGGTACATCATGGCAAATTCGAAAGGTCGTAGATGGAATTTAGAATCTATTTCTAAATGGTTAAGAAATCGTCCAGAAACTACAAAAAAAGTAGTTGGTAGACCTCGCAAAATTTAGCGGGGTTGATACTTAAAAATCTGTGGATAAAAAATAAAATACGCCAATTTTACGCCAAATCACAACTAAGTTATTGATTTTATTGTAAGGTATGGTACGCCCAGCGGACACAGGAATTTAATTATACACTATTGATTTTATTTAATTATATTTTTATAATTTTAAATTATACCCCCAAATATACCCTCATAAATAAATGTGAGTCGGATTCTATTCCCTGATAAACCTATTTTATCACAATATCCATTTAGCACACATATTGATCGTATCAATATCACCTATCAAAACAAAGCGACTTATTTTGACGCGTCCCTGTTTATCCACATCTTTTTAAATTTGAATTCAATCTGTGACAATTCTATCATTATTTTGATTTCGTAACGATTTCAAAAGATGAAAGATAAAATTATTGCACTCATTGATATAAACAATTGCTATGTCTCATGCGAGCGTTTATTTCAGCCAAATCTAAACAACAAGCCTGTCATTGTACTCTCAAACAATGATGGCTGTGCCGTGGCTCGAAGTCAGGAAGCAAAAGACTTGGGAATCAAGATGGGTGTTCCCCTATTCCAAATTAAAGACATTGTTGAAAAGCATAATGTTGTTGTTCTATCGAGCAATTATGCTGTTTACGAAGAAATGTCTAATCGATTCACAAGAACAATCAAAACATTTGTGAGTGAGAAAGATGTTGAAGTGTACTCAATTGATGAAACCTTTGTTGAGCTGACAAGTTACAAGAATCAAGATTTAAACTTACTTGCTCAAAACATTAAAGACGCCCTTTTAAAGTGGCTTGGGTTACCTGTATGTATAGGCATTGGTCGCAGTAAAACAGAAGCTAAAATTGCTAACCACATCGCCAAGAAAAACAAATATTTTAATGGTATCTGTAATTTGCATGAGATGGACCCATGTTCAAAAGAAGAACTATTTCAGCATATAGATGTTAGCGAAGTTTGGGGAGTTGGACGAAAGCACAGTAAAAAGCTTCATTCACTCAATATTAAATCTGTTTTTGATCTCGCTATTGCAGATCCAGCGTTCATACAAAGTCAATTTTCTGTAGTCATGAAGCGCACAGTCTTGGAACTGCAAGGTACAGCATGCATTGAGCTTGAAGAAGTTGCACCCGATAAAAAACAGATAGTTTCGTCTCGTTCATTCGGGCAACGTGTAACTGATAAAGATGCACTTTCAGAAGCAATGAGCAGTTATATTCAGAATGCAGTTAAAAAATTAAGGCGGCAAAGTGGATTGACTGGCTGTGTCATAGCATTTGCACATTCAAACCCTTTTGATACGAAGAAACCTTTCTACAAAGCGAGTGTGAGTGTTTCATTTCCTGAGCCTACTGATAGCGCAGCGCAGATTATTAAGAGCGTATTGAGGCAGATAGATAAAGTATTTAAAGAAGGTGTCGAGTTCAAAAAGTGTGGGGTGATTTTGACTTGTATTGAGTCAAAATCGAGATATGTGCCTGATTTGCTTGCTGACTACGATGCGATTCAAAGGAATGAAAGCTTGCAGTCTGTGTTAGAGCAAGTTGACGAGAAGTTTGGTAAGAAGTTGGCGATTGGACCATGTTTGTTGAAGGATAGGACTTGGAGCATGAGCCGAGAAAAATTGACGCAGAATTATTTTAGTTGGGATGGGCTGTTGACTGTGGGTGATTAATTTTGCATTATTCAAAAACTTCATCATTTCCATAATATTATGAAAATTACATCGCCATATTTTTTAGCATTATTGGCTATAGTTTTGTATGCTGTAAGCATGCTTGTATATGGAACCTTATGCATATTCAAAAATGCAACCGCAAATGATATTTCTGCATTTGGTTCTATTCTTGGAGGTGTTGGTGCATTTTTTGGTGGATTTGTAGCTTTAATTATTTTTTATGGATGGAAGAGGCAACATAATAAATCTATTGTAGCAAATGAGGCAAAACTCGCTTTCAATAAAATTCATAATGAAAGAAGTATTATTCATGGGTTAAAGTTTAAATTAAATAATTTAAGTGATATTTACGAGAGCGATAGAGCTTATTATATTAGGGATTTTTTAACAGAAATAATTAAGTTACAAGAAGAACGAAATAAAAACCTTAGTTCATTAGATGAGTTTATATATCTTGTTGAAGGATCTAAACTTCATCGGCTAATTCTTGAGTACTCTTTGCATCTTGAAAGCTTTCAAAAAATTAAGATTAGGGATTTAGGAGTAAGTCAGACTGTATTCGATGATCTAAAAGATTTTCTAGAAAATGGAAAAAACCACAATAGAAATATTTTAGAGGAACTTAAAACATATATTTTTGCATAAAAACATTAGTTTAGAGCCTTATTTTTCACATCATTCAAAGCGCTACACTCATTGTATTTAGCAACAGTATCAATGATCCATAGCGTAATTTCTTTGCCCTGCCCTGACTCAAGTTTTAAGAGTTTAGGGCAAGGCACAATCAGATTAGCTGGAATCGTCGGTGATAAGTGAGTTGATGTTGCGCAAGCCATCAGCATCAATACAAAGGTTGTTATAAACAGGACGCTCAATGATCTTTTGCACTTCACGTGTAACTGTTTCGACTTTGACACGTTGCTCTGATTTAAGTTGTTCATAATCTGCGCTCACTTTGTTTATTTTGTTTTGCTTGTCTGTTAGGGCTTTCAGGTGTTCCTGTTCAATTGCTTGAATTTGTGCCACACATTTCGCTTGAGCTTTATTGAGTTGACTTACTTTGCTATTCAATAGACCAAGACAAACAATCAATAAAAAAGCGAGAAGTCCGATTAAGATTTCTCGCCATGCTTTTACAGCTAAATATAGGTAGGTCATTTTAAAAATAACTCCATTTCAGCTTTGCGACGTTTAACCAGTCCAGCCAACACACGACCACCAGCTTTGGTCCACTTTGGGAATTCAGCAGCAGCGCCTTTGTAGTCTTTGGCATTTAGCTTTTTAAGCAAAGTTGATTTGCTAAGATTACCTTCGCCCAAGTTGTAGGTGAACGAGGCTAAAGCGTCAAATTGGTTTTGATTAAGAGGCACTTTCACCAAGCGATTGATAGCGTTTTCAAATACAACTAAATCATTTCGAAGATATTGTTCTGCCTGAGATTCGGTGCATACATCGCCTTTTTTAACTCGCACACCATTCGGGTATTTGATTGTGCCAAAGCCAATGGTCCAAACGCCCACACCATCGTCATAAGCTTTCAATCGTAGCCCTTCAAAGCCTTTGATTAGGTTGATTCCTGAGTTACTTGTCTTCATTTGATTTCACCTTATCTTTAACAAATTTTTCAGCTTGAGATTCAACAAATTGACTACCTAAAGTTCCTAAAAACGCCCCTAAGCCAAGAATTGCAAGCATGTTTAAGTCAGATATCCAAATGAGTGCCCCACCTGCGCCAAGTGTTGTGAAGCCGTTCAAGATCGCTCGACCAAGAACAACTCGCAATGTTAGTTTTTCAGTGCTTACGAGTACTTTTGCCATAGCAATTACTACTCCCATTAGAATTAATTGAAGTGCCACTTTTTCATGCTCTTGCATGTAACCCCCTAATTTTTGTCAATAAAAAAGCACCCAACTGGGTGCCTGTATTTGGTTAATTTCATACTTCTATCTGAACAACAGTGCCCTGCGGTGCAGATCTTTTGATTTCATTATTTGAGATAAATACTCGATCACCCGTTTTGTATTCAACTGAACTGGTGCACATCACTAAGCCTGAATTATCAGATACTAAGACTTTGTAATTTGGGTGATTTGATGAGGTGATTACCCCTACAAATTCTGGTGTTTTTGGTATTAAATCCATTAATCGTTTTAGTGCATTACTCATTAACTGTGCGCTCCACATTAATTGATTGGCTCACAATAGAATATGTAAATGAAACACTTACAGCATCAACTATGCCCCACCACTCCCCATTAAATGCCAATATCTCACCTGGTACACACTCGCCAATTTCATGAGTAATTGGAAACTCGAAATCATGAGTTTCAAAATTGCCTGACTTAGCTAGCTTAGATTTACCGAATCCCCCCATACTTACAGCATTGAATAATGGATTACTTACAGGCTCCAATAAAATGTCACCTGCAGTATTGCGTCTACGGATTTGACCAACATTGCCGTTTCTAGGATTTGTTAAAGTGATTGCGTTAAAATCCAGCAACTCATCAAAACTATCACCATGTTGAATCACAATGCTTTCAGGTAAATTTCGATCATAGTCATCTAAATTTAAGGTATCCCAAAAAGTCTTTTTATAAAGTGGTCTGATAGAAAGTGTATTACTTCCCTTTTCACTATAAACAAAGCCACCCCCAGCTTCAGCGATAAGCTTAATCGCATCGATTGGCGCAAGATTCGTATAGCTCAAGCTTTCAGTTTCAACAATCCAGCCAAGCTCATCGATAAGCTGCCAATCCAATACAGTCTCACTACTCACTCGATCTAGTTCAGCTAGAACAAGTTGCACAGAAGTTCGTTCATTCTCTTGTAAGTAAGAGCGTACCGGTGAATATTTACTTTCAAGAAGTGCCGTTTGACTGCGCCCAGATAAGTTGTATGTGGTATCAGCAAATTTTTGAGATTTTGAATACTCTTCATACATCATCATGTGAACATTTCCATTCACATTAATTTTCAGAACATCTCCTTTTTCGAGTTTTGTCATTTCAGGCTCTGTGACAGTAAGACTGTATGACCAACACCATCGGCTACGATCTGTGCTGTAAGAGCCATTAAGCACCTTAATTTCTTCATTAGTGCGCGTATTAACAATCGATACGTCATTCACGATATACCACCAATTTTTATTAACTATTGAAGAGATACAATCATCAACACCAAAATTTAATATGAGATTGTGGGCATCAATTTCAGTACAAGCACAAACAAAATTAAAATCTGTATCACCCTCAAACTGCGGTTTTTCAGGTTCTGGCCAAGGTGTAATAGAGTGCTTTTTATAATGTACTGGTTTGGCTTTATCCCAAGCAAAGTTACATGTCGTAACCAGCTCCAAGCCCTTATCCCAATTGATTTGATATTTCCTTTCAAAGTGCTGTGCCACATTAAAACTATAAGTAAACTGCTTACGTTTACGAACTAGCTCAACCCAATCTATAGACCTTTGAACAAGTAATTTATTGGACTCCTCAAAAACCAAAGATTTCGTTATTTTAATTCGCTCATTGTCTTGCCATGCTATGCATGAATCTGATTTCAATCCTGTAGATTCTTCAAAGATCAATTTAATAGAATGGCTGAGACTCGATGCTTGATCATGCTTTATCTTTGATTCATGAATAATGCTTAAACCATGGTCATAAAAAAAGGCACTATTGAGCGCCTTAAGTATTGGTTTTGAAAACTTGAGTCCTTTATTACTCAAGATTTGCTTAGTGAGTTGATAACTTGCACTAAGTTCAGCAAAGACACCTAGATTGAAGTTAATATCAAATTGTGCATTTAAGTTTGGGATGAAACTTGTATTAAAGTCAGCTTCAATTGTGCAGAACTGATCAATTCTAGTGGCTTCAATTATTGCAAGAAAACGTGTTGAGACTTCACACACCAGATGACTAATCTGACCTTGAAGCACTTCAATTTCAGCACCAAACCCATTCTGTAGTTCAGCATCAAGAAGATTTAAAGTGAAGCTCTCAGCAAATATTTCTGAATTAAATGCTGTGTTGATCTCAGCAATTAATGACGCTTCCTGAATCTCGTCTAAACCGAAATTTAATACAAGATTATGAGCATCAATGCTCTGAAGTTCATCTTTAAAATTAAGGTTAGTTTGCAATGGATCAGGTGGCGTATAGTTTGGCACATCTACACCCCTTTATTTATTGAAGCGTTGGTTTTAAAACAATGGAATTGAGCATTAATGTTGATCCAGCCACTAAAGTTGGATTGTTTAAAGTGATATGAGTGCCCACTTCAAAATCCGCAACCACTTTGCCTGCAGCAGAAAATAATCGAGCAAAAATAGCTGTACCGTTTCTCAGTACGATTGCTGCATCAGTTTGCTGTAGCTCAATACTGTCTGCATTTAATTTCTTCAAACATGGCTTGGGCAATGTCATTGTAACAAGACGCTTTGATTCATCAGCTTCAATTGTTGTATTAGCAGGCTTATCACTACTATAAAAAACAAAGGTAGCATTTTCGCTACCTTGATCAATATAATTTGTCAGAGCTTGAAGTTGAGTTAGCCCAGCTTCAATTGATGGTATTACTGCACTCATTTCGCTTTCACTCCATCAGCAATTACAGCGTTATACTCTCGTTTGGGATCAAAAGCCGTTACAAAGCATTCAATTCCTACAGCTAAGTTTCTAAAAGCATATGAACCATCGGACTTGGATAAAGTGGTCCATAAAAGCTGTTTATTACTACGCTTAAATACACAGACTTCTACACCTGGATAAATCACATTTAGCTTTTTGGTGCTCCCTTTGATTTGTCCGAAACCTTGGTCTGAGTTCAATACGGTTATAATTCGCTTGCTAGGTTTATTGAGGATTTTATAGCCCTTAGATATTAACTTTTGATAGTCAGGATCATAATTTCCAAAGAAAACTCTCATTAATCTAATAGCCAAGTTTTATCTCCTCAATAGGTGAGACTACGTATAGTCGCTGTCCATTACTTGCTGCACAGAATCCATGCAAAACCAGTTCTGATTTTTGCTCCACATCCTTTTGAGTTGTTGGTAAAGTTGTAGGTGAAAATGCTGGATTATTTGAAGATGCATATCTGCAAAAATATAATCCACCAGTTATGTTTCCAATAAATTGTCCATTTGCTCTCAAATATACCAAAGGTAAATTTGCGGTGGTTGTATTAAACGTATCTATTGAATCGGGTAAAAATGAGGATGCTGAATTATTATACTTAGCCAATGTAGTGTCCAATCCATCAGATTGCTCTTGAAAAAGAACACGATAATTCCCTACATAGGCAGCACCAGTTGCGGCGACAATCTGACCATCATTTGATCCAGTTGTATCTATTGATCCATAGGCATCACCAATCAATACAGGATAATTTAAACTTTCGTAGCCAATATTAAAGAAAGGAAGTAAAGCATTGGTTCTAATTCCATATTCACCAATTTGCGACCAAGTAAACATCACTAGATGGTATTTACTACCTACAATATTACCCTTGCCAAAGAAGGGATATCCTTGGGTATAAGTGTAGTCATTTGCAGTGCTGGAGGCATTTCTTGAAAATTCCCAAGCAAATGTATTAGGTGTCGAAATCTCTCTAGATTCTGCTAAAGAATAACTATCTGTTATTTTACCAGTTGTGCTGTCAAACGACTTACCAACACAAGGGGAAATTCGGTTACGGTAATTTGAATTATTTTGAAAGCACAATCTCAAGTATAGGTCAGACTCATCCATAGATTTTAGCTTATATACTTGAATATTTGCTTGCTCATAAACTAGCTGCCAACCTAGAGGTGCAATATATGTTGTAAAGCCCCCTGAGATAGTTGCAGGCGCATTGTCTACCGTTAATGTTATAGTGTTGTTTGTCACACTATCAATCACATATTCGCCAGTTAAATTAACAGCATTTAACTTAAGCACGCGATTAGCGACATATCCATGATTCACCCCATAAGTTAAGGCAACTTGATTGCCTGTAACCACTACACTTGAGACAGTCTGTGTGTTGTACCCTTGAGTAAGTATTTTCTTAAAGCGATCTGGGAAAAGGTTTTTTGAACCCACACAAAAATCCAATCCTACATCTGAAAAGTCAAACATTTTGGTTTGCGTTTGCTTCATAGCCATTTTTATTACTCATAAAAAAGACCGCTTAAAGCGGTCATATTTGAACTAAGTTTAAATTATGCGATCAATGTCACCTCGTAACATAACTTGGAATTGATCTGTAAGCTCAGTTGGTTCTGATTGTTTGACTGTGCGTATTGCCCAGACTGGGTACATTGCTGAGATCGAGTTAAAGCGCAATACATTACTATTCGCCCAACCTGTACCCCACCCCTCTTTTTTAATCACAAAATATGGGACCAAAGTAATCGGATTGATTGGCGCAAAATCAGCATTTGTGCTTCCTGTACCCACTTCACCCGAATATTCACCCACACATTTGAAAGTTGTACCACTAACAAACACAATCGCCCAACGTTCTTGGATTGCACCTTTATTCGTCATTTGGATCGGATAAATCGCATCATTGTAATTTGCTGAAATCGCACCACCCGATGCCTCATCTGACCAAACATTATTCCACGTCTGCTGAACAAATTTTTGAGTGTAACGCGCCTGCATTTCATCAATAACCAAAGCCGATCCTACAATGGTATTTTCTGCATCATAGTTATGTGTAAGTTGCTTAGTGAATGTTAGTTGCCCATTGATCTGAACATCACGCAACAAACCCATATCTTGATAGCGATATTGAGCAATAAAAGGTGGTGTAAGCGCATTTACTGCAAAGTCACCAGATAATGTGAATTTGCCATAATCATAATCAACCACATATTGATCAAATGGAACTTTTACCCCTTTTGAGTCAATCAATTCACACCAGGAGATACGAATATCGGGTAGCTGATACGTTTTACCTGCCACATGATCTGGCATTGCATAATCTTTGTTCGCACTGACAACGCAAATCCCCCCAATTCTGAAAATTGGCACTCGTCCATCAAGCGGTAATCGAGTTGCTGATAATCCTAAAATCTCTGCATCTAAAGGGATGTAGGTGTAAGCTACAGCGTTATACCGAGCAGATGATGCATCAATCCACACGGGTACGTTTAAATACGTCTTTGTTGCTTCCTCATACTCAAGTAGTGGTTCATACCATGGTTTAGCTTCAATCTCAGGTCTATTCGCCACAGTGATTTCTGTTTTAGTATAAAAGTAGATCTCTACAAAGCCAGTATCATAATTAATCTTGCCGTGTGCCCGACTTGTTTCAATCACCCCATTTTCATCTGCTGTTAATGTCAACTGACCAAAATCTAAAGATGAAATTACAACAGTTAAAGATTGTGGTCGAATTGGAATGATTGGTGTTCTGAAACTAAGTTTATTTACAGGTGGCAGATCAGTTGTTGTCGTTAATGATTGAAGTACAACAGTGTTGTCGATGTTCGGCGTCCACGTATCGAGTTCAACAACACCATTGCCGTAATAAATTACTCCCGATGCAATACCACTATTTGTTGCAGGATCTACATTTCGATATAAAGTGCCTGTGCGATCAAGAAAAGTATCACTGCCTATTTTGAAACGTACTGAGCCATTCAAAATTTGCTCATCGTATCCAGATGACAGGTCGAACTTAACTTTTTCTGCAATGATATTTTGCGTTGAAGAATTCACACTTGATGTATCACGATAGCTCACTTGAATATTTGTAGCAGAGTAAGCCCTTAATTCAACTTCTTTGCCTTGAATACTAGAGGCTTGTGGTGAATAAAATGACATATTTCCTCACTTATGCTGTTCCGTATACAGCAGTAGCGGTATAAAGAGTCTCGAAAACTCGTTTAATTAATTTGGGGGTGACTTCACACTGACCACTGGCATATGTGATTGAGCCTTGCACTTGACCTTGGTCATTGACCAAGTTTCCAACACTTGAACTAATTGGCGTATCTGTAAGGTCCACATAATCTGTCGATCCTTCAGGTGCGCTTACAGGGATCTTTAAACTCACACTGTTGGGTTGAATGGCTGATCCGGTACCAATGGTAAATACAAGTTTTTGCCCAGCATCTGGTTCAATATTTGTTCTATTTTGAGTTTGCTGTGGTCCAAAGTTATAGGTCACAACAAAACTAGTATTTTTCTGTGGCAATTTCACAGGGATGATTTCACCAATACCGGTTGTGTAATTAATTGAACCTGTTGCATCCCCTGTAAATTTACCTTGTGCATTGCTGACAGCTTTTTTAGCAACACCCTCAAGCAACCAATCTACAGTTACACCTGGAGCAATCCCCTCTTTTTCTAACTGAAAAGAGAACTTTGCTTTATTCACGGGCAAATCAGAACGTGTGAATGTGACGATTGGCGTTCCCCACAATAACAATATTGGTGAGCCAACATCTGGTAAGGCGCCTGCTGTAAGAGTCCAAGATCCTGTTTCATAATTGATTCGACCTGAACCAAATGAGGTGCTTGAACCTTTTAACTGCCCCGAACCATCATCTTTTAACTCATAGAACTTACCTTGAGCCATATAAGAAATGGACAAACTTCCTGGTGCAGGAATTGGAACTAAAACACCTGTCCAGTTTGTGCTTTGATTATTTTGCGTGACTGGAATGGAATAGCTTTGAAAATATTGGCTAGGTGCTGCAGCAGGTGTAAAGGTAATAGCTAGTGTTGTATTTCCAGTCCCTGCTGATGCTGTCCATTGAATTAAGCCGCGCTGATAATCAATTGTTCCAACCTGAGTGCCCTGTACATTTTTAAGCAATCCGCCCTGATCTATAACCTGCTGACCAAACAGAGCGAATGAAATACTTGAAGGCATTATACTAGAACCAATGTAGAGGTTTTGGCTTGTACTAACTGTTGTCACAAAATTTGCAGAAATTGCGCCTGAATTACCCGGCACTAAAACAACACTCTCACCTGCAGCATTTACATCAACAATTGGTGATTCAGTTTGCGCTGATGGAATAAGCTGAGTAAACACTTCGCCCACATTAACTGTGTATTCACCTAGTTGTGCATCTGTCTTTAGCTTTTTTGATGAATAGTACAGACCTGTATCAGCAACCAGTGTGTCACGTATAATGGTTTGGCTTTTCTCGCCTGAATACCATTGTTTAGCAGAAAGTCCGACATAATCTTGATCAAGCGGATCGTTCAGAGAATAAGTTGCAACTTTATACTCAACCTGTTTACCATCCACAATCATGATTGCAATACGAGTTTCAACTTTGGTAATTCGTACATATTGCTCATGTTGCAGCGCTTTCCCTTCATTCGATACAAGTACAATCGTATCACCCACAGAAGATTCAACCTCTTGCGGAAACATAACCGCTTGAAGGATCTTCATGCCTTGATAGTGTGTGTCCTGTGGAATACCCGCCATTTGACCACCTTTAGCCAAATAGTTTTCAATGCGGTTCTGTGCTGATTTACGCTGATCTGTCCAACTTCTTGTACTGAATAAAAGTGCTGACACATTCGGATCTTTCGGCAATTCAGATACAAAGACTGTGGCACCCATAAGTTTATCAGTATCAGCAGTTGTGACAGCTGGAAAAATCTTTCTTAAAGACACATTACCCATGGTTCGGTCAAGTTCGGATATATCATCAAATAGATTGTTGCTTAGACCGTCAACAATGATTTTTCCATTGTATTTGCCGCCACCATCATCATTATCAGTCATCCGCTCAGGTTCATAAATCACCAAGTCTTTAGTTTCAATCGGCATCGCTTAACTCCAAAAATCGCAAAGTCACGTTATATTCGTCATCATCCGAAATAGATGGATGCTCAAGCACTGGACTCGCCTCAATTGCTTTGTCTTGATGATTGAACAAGACATTAAACTTTCGTTTATCATGAAAATAATTAAATTGAAGTTCGAATTTTTCTTGCAGAACTGACCAATCTTTTAACTTGCTTACAACATGACGTTTAAGCCACGCCATGCTTTTATCAGCAGTCAAAGTGATTGGTCGTCCTGACTTTTTTATGCCCTCTTGAATGATGAGTGCACCGTCTACAGCACGATCCTGCTTTTGTTCAATAGGGTTCCAATCAAACTCATCAGACCATAAAAAGCCGTCAGACAATGTGACGGCTTCAGATGTACTTTTTCGAACTAGTTTCATGATTATGTACTCTTTTTAATAGTTTCCAACTCACTCAAAATTGAATTGAGGTTTGTTTCAGTTGAAGGAGATCCATAAACAGTTGCCTTATTCTTTCCAGTGCTAATTTCATACTTCACTGTCTTACTTGAATCACCAATACCCATTGTTGATGATGAATTTCCAGCATATTGAGTATATTTCTCCAATTGTTCTCGAACATAGTTTGCGTTTGAAGTACCTCCACCGCCTCCTGCAAATGATCCAACAACATCCAAACCATTTTTTGCAAGCCAAGAAGTTGATGCATTTCTATATCCATCACCCAACTTTGAGCCCTGAAGAATATTTTTGGCGATTTCGGCAGCTTTTTTATCGTCGTAACCCATTGCTTTAAGTTCAGCTTCAACTTCAGACTGATTAAATGCCAATCGAGTTTTTTCACCTTGGGTTGTTGAATGCATACCACCTTGCTGAGAATCCAAAGCCTTTGCCCAAGCCTCAGATGAAGAAAGGGCTTCTTCTCGGGCTACTTCACCCATGCGACGATAAGCATTCGTTACACCATTTGATACTCTTGAAGCGTGATTGTCAGCAGCTCTATTCATCTCATCAAACGATTGAACTGTGGCTTTGCCTGTGTTGTCTATTTGCACAGATAAACCAAGCGATGCAGCTTTAGCCTGAGCTATCGCGATTTGCGACTTATCACCAGTTGCAATCACACTATTCAACATTTGTGTGTAGGCTTGCTGAATACCCTCTGCTGTAGCTTGACCGCTTTTTTGAACAACATTGAACTGCGATGTTGCTGTTTCTGCTGCCAAGGTTAATTGCTCTTTCGTTTTTATACCAAGAGCATTAAATGCAGCCAAAACTGGATTTAAAGAACCACCTAATCCATTTGCTTTTTGCTCAATCAAACTTAAACCATAAGCTGCTTGTTCACCAGTGATTAAGCCTTGTTTCGCAAGTTGCTCAAGTTTGCCTTTTGCATAATCAAGCTCTTGACCAGTTTGAGCGGTATTAATCGCTTTATTCACACTCTCCGAAAGCGCTAATCCTGTATCAATACCTTGCTGCTTAAATTCATCAAGATGATCTACAACAACTTGAATATCATTAGATGCTGACTGAAATGTTTTAGAGAATCTGCCTTGCAGTTGTTGAGCATCTAGACCTGTTCTTTCTAAAGCTAAACCCATCACAGCTTTTGTTATTTCAGCACTTTTCTCAGCCTCTTTAGCAGTACCAGCGAATGCTGCTTTAGCATTGGTTTGGAATACAACTAAATCTTCATTAACCAAAGCGTTTCTAAGCACATCCTGAACATCTTTCGCAGTAGCTTTACCTGTTTGTTGTAAATAATTTAAAGCTGATACAGCGTTATTAATACCTGCTGTTGAATCAAATTTCATTGATTCGCTAACTTCTTTCAAAGCTTCTGCTGACTTTTTACCTGCAGTAATCAAGCCATTAAATTGCGTGACTAATTCTTGAGAGGTTTTGCTCAAACCATAAGATTTATTGATGCTCTCTTGTGCAAGTCTATTATTTTCAGCTTGCAATTCAGCTCTAACTTTTGCCTGGATGGCTTCATTCTTTTGCTGTTGCTCTAATTTTTCTATGGCATCACCATAGCCCATTAGTTTTGCAACACCCTCACCAATAGCTGTGCCAAATGGCTCAAAAACTGTTGGAACTAATACGCCGATTGCTGTAATTGCGACACCTAAAGAACCAAGACGCCCAATCATCGTCATAATTCCACCACTAGCACCTGTAGCAGCCTTTGAGATATTGGCTGATGTATTACTTGTAGCAGCATTGTTAGCGAGTTGAGCTTGAGTGTTTGCAATCACTGCTGTTGTTTCCTGAGTGATTGCAAGTGATGCCGCCTTTACAGCAGTTGCTTTGTCTAGGAACACTGATGCGATATTCAGTGCTTTGTATGCAACAAAAGCTTGCGTTGCGAGCTTGAGTGTATTGAAAATACTATCTAGGTTTTCAGCAACCCAGTTTAATGCTTCAGCAACTTTTGCACTTATACCTGTGCTTTGGTCTAGTTCACCTACAAATACCGTCCATGATGTTTTTAAATTCTCAATTGATCTACCAATTGTCACAGGGAATTGAGAAAATTCCTTTTGAATGGTTTCTGACTGACCAAGGATAGCTTTAGTCACAACCTCGGTTGTAAGCTTACCCTCACCAGCCATATTTCGAAGCTGACCAGTTGTTACTTTTAACCCATCAGCTAGTGCTTGTGTTAATCGTGGAGACTGCTCCATCATTGAGTTAAACTCATCACCACGAAGAACACCGCTCGCTAAAGCTTGTTGTAGCTGTGTAATTGATGCTTCTGCACTTTCAGCACTACCGCCTGAAATTTGAATCGCTTGGTTAATTGTAGTTGTTAACCCTAAAACATCCTTTTGCGGTATTTTCATTTCTTGCCCGATTTTCGTTAATCGAGCATACAAATCTCCAGTAGCTGTTAAATTTGAGTTTGTTGTTTTTGCAATATTAATGACATCATTTAATGCTTGCTTTGCATCACCATGACTTCCAACTGCGATTTTGATACGAGTATTTAAGTTATTCCACTCATCAGCGGTTTTTGCAATTTCCATTGCAGAAGTCCCAATCCCCAAAGCAGCAAGTGCACCAGCTACCGCACCGAAACCCGTCTTAAGTCCTGATAACCCGCTATTTAGTTTTTTACTAGCATTATCTGCTTGATTTAACTCAATGCTTGTTTTATTCAGTGAATCATCTAAGGAACTTATTTGGTTCGCTGTTTCTTGAGATTCGTTTCCAAGTTTATCTAATTGCGAGTTAAGCGAGCTAACATCTTGTTGGCTCTTCTTAGCATCATTGCTGAGATCGTCAGAAACAGCATCTGCTGTTGCTTTATTTGTTTCTTCTGAAGTCTTTTTTAGTCGTTCTGCTTCTTTTTTTATTGATTCCAGTACAGAATTAACTGAGCTTTCAGATTGCTTTACAGCACTTACTAGCCCTTTATTATCACCTTCTAGAATCAATTTAAATGTTAAGTTTTGACCAGCCATAACTTTTCCTTGGGTAATAAAAAAGCACCCTAGGGTGCTTTAAATGTACCATCTTTCGAGTTTCTACAAACTTCCATTAAATGTGTCGATGTTTCCGCACCACTTGATAAAACAGGATACTGTCCTAATTTCTGATAATGCTTTAAACCATTAGCTATACATTCTGTTTCATAGTCTTTTGTGGTTTTTTGGGTTTTTGCCCCACCATTGATATAGGTATCAATGAAAGCATATAAAACCAAAATTACAACAGCACCAATAACCCCTAACACACCTAAAAAAATTAAATCCCCAACGTCAGAAGGTTTATTGCTTTTACAGAGGCTAGATGGTTTAACCTGACTGCTTCCGCAATTCTCACAAACCCCAAGTCCTGTTCTGCGCCAAATCTCATAAATGATTGCAGGTATAAAAAAGAAGATAGCTAGAATTAAGGTAATTAAAAAATTACCACGTTTTTTAGCCCAACCAATATGACCGCAGTTGTTGCAGTTAACGCATTTATTTGCCATTGCCCACTCATTATCATATGAAACTTTAACTATAGTTCGCCACCCTAGGGCTCTTTTCAATACTTAAGACGGAATATATCTTGTACCACATCTCAAGCAGATCCATGTTCTTATATAGTTGCTTTCTGCATTTTTATCTTTCGCACTCATTCTTTTGTACAATTTAATTAGACCATAAGTCAACAATGCTAATAATGGTGCAGTAATAACAAATGTTCCCAACCCTTTGAAAAATGTTGGTGCAGAAAATACACTTACTACAGCAGCAAATAGTGGTATCCAAAGCATTAAAAACACTACAAATATAACAAGTTTTGGTACAGAGCTTTTTTTAGGTGGTGCACATGTAGCAGCTAGATTAGATTGTGACGTCGATGATCCTTTACCACCACCTGCAGTTATACGCCCACTACTGGACACCCCAACACCACTAAATCCACTCTTTCTATTTCGAGTGCCACCAGACCAAACCATGCTTAAAGTTTTGGTATTTGATGAATTGCAACTAGGGCAGTTCATAATCAACGCTCCCACTGAATTCTATAGATTTTACCCTCTAAAACAGTGATGGTGTATTTCAAGCCATCAATGCTGTAATAAAAGTCAGTGAAGAATACCAATTTACCTCGAGCATCTCTGCCTGAGTATTCATATTTACCATCTGGGCGTCCAAGTTTAGACATCATTGTCCCAACAGAATCATTATATTCAACAATATCAGTGGTAGTTCTAATGCTTCGAGCATCAACAGCAAAGGCATTCGCTGAACTTAAGAGTGCAAGTGTTAATAATAATTTTTTCATGAATATCCCCTCATTATGAGAACAGGATATATTTCGAATGTTTGTTGTGCAATGTGAATTTTAAATAGATTTCATCTCTTTATTATATTTTTCGAATCTTTTAGCGTCTGCATGATAAGACACTCGCATAGCACCACTAAAACTTAATATTGAATTTCTTTCATTACGTTGTGCAGCTTTTAAATATTCTATAAATGTGCCAAAGCTATAATCCAAAATATCTTTATGTCGATGCCCTTTGCTGATTAAAAACTGAAATGAATCAAACCAAGTATTTTCTGATTTATTATTTTGGCTTTTTGAATCCTCTTGATCAAAATATGCTTTATTTACATTAAGAACATTTCTGAAAATATCCAAAAATACATCAGCTTCATTGTTCATTAAATCTGAAAAATATTTAACATCATAGATCGTGGTAAACGAACAAAGCATTAAAGGCGAAACAATATGCTGTTTTACAATTGATTCAATATTTTCTTTTGAATAATCATTATTTAAATCTTTGCGAATAATTTCAGCAAACTGAGACCATTGATCCAAGTCTTTTACCGTTATTTGTTTTAGCTCTAAGTCATGAACATAAATGGATCTATTGGAAGCAAGAAAAAACTCATTCATTTTAAATTCCTAAATACAGGCACAAAAAAAGACGCATTTGCGCCCTATGTGCCTGTAATTAAATTATGCTGCTGGAATCGTGACTACATGACCATATAAGCCAAGCGTAGGATCTAAGCCTTTTTCAGCATCTGAAAGCGCTTGACCTGAAATTTCATATTGACCAAGTTCTTCGTGAATGAGTGGAAAAGTTGTTTCAGGTGACTTTTTAGTGCGCCACAAACGTACTGCCATATTTTTACCTGTAGCAGTATTAATTCCTTTAAAGAACAATTCATATTCTTTATTGAATTCACTTGCGATTGTGGTATGACTAACAACACCAGTTGTATAGCTAGCTGTAATGGGATCTGCGATCGCTTCATTAAAAATTACAGTTCCAAAGACTGCATCAAGCACATATTTATCGGCTGTAATTGCTGTTGAGCCTGCTTTAAATGAAACCTGAGTCAGACTATAACCATCAAGTTTGATTTCATTACCTGCTTTAACTGTTCCTAATGCCTGATCAGTAACAACCTTGCTTGCAATTTCAGATTTCATACCTGACAAGATGTATTGCATATTGGCTTCATCTACTTCTTCAAGTTGCCCTTTGAAATTAACACCTGTTGTCTTGGTTAATACAAAATCCGTGGTCCGTTGTCCTGATGTGCTTTCCTGGTGTTCAACTTGGTCTGTAGTGATTTCAAGCTCAAATTCAGGTACGTTACCAAGATGACGCATGCCACCAGCAACACCATTTGTAATTTCAGATAAGTAAAATTTACCTTGCAGCGAAATATATTTTTTAGCCATCTGTTTTGACCTCTTTTGGTTTTGGTTGCGCAGATGGCTTCACTTCTTCAATGATCTTATCTGCTTCTAATTGTTTAATCTGGTCATCTGATAGACCGCCCACAATATCGCCTTTTTCAAAGCGACCTACAGGCTGTAATGCTTTATATGTTTTCATAGTCACCATGATTTAATCATTTGTGCTTCAAATAAGAATGGGAAGAATGCACGACCTGACACTGTAGATTTTCCAACAGGCACACCAGCATCAACACGTAGAAAGCGTTTATAGCCCACAATATCTGGTTGATAGCCTTGCATTGCTCTAAGAATTTTTCTGATATACGGATCAGCTAGTTGACGTATAGACATTGTCTCGCTTTGCTGAGCAGATGCATCTGAAACACCAAGTGCAATTAACCATTGTTGGTATATCGCATTTGCCTTGCCATCTCCTGATGTATCAGAGATGCGATCACCCACATAAATAATGCCAATTCCCACATCACTCACAATAGATTCAAAGAGATCATCCACGCTGAATGGCGTAACGATTTCCTCAACCTCTGGTATTTCCGCTTTGATACGCTTCAAAATATCGTCTTCTAGCGCAAAATAATTATCAATGTTTTGCATCAGTTAAAACCTTGTATAAGTATTCCTCAATTTCAAAGAGTATTTCTTGTGAATCATCGACAGAAATTCCCATATACGGACGAGGTGGAATATATACAGCTTTGATCTTTCTCCAACCACCCATAGGTGTTCTAAATACTAAATACTTTCCTGATTTTGGCTTAATGGTTCCACCAAAATGTAAGATAGGTGCATATTTAACATTGGTGCCGACAGAGATTTTATTACCCTGAACTTTTGCAAAAATTGAATTATACAAACGCCCATTGTCTCTTAAAGTTTGTCCACCTTGAACCTTCGCTCGCCATGACTTTTGCCAAGGCTTGTCATCAGTACCAATGCCTGTTTTTATTCGTTGCTGAACATTAAAAACAAGCAGGTCTGAGATGTCATACCATAGCTTTGATGGGTCATCTACACGATCAAGGACTCGTCGCATAAACTCTTGCAACTTCTCCTGACCATGCATTTGGATTGAGTCCGCCATAGTTAAATACTCGGCATGTTATTCAAAACATCGTCACCAAATACACCACCACGATAAGTAGTACCTATTGGCGCAGATGCTTTAACCTTTTTGGGTCGTGTTACTTCCTGTGTCACTTCACTCTTAATTAGAAGTGTTGCTTTACCTTCTGAAACCCGCTTTAAAAAACTAATAGCATCCTCATATCGCTTTCTTATTTCTTCATTTGTGTTTTGTCGATGAAGAAGATAACGAGCAATATCACAGATATAAATTGTTATATTTTTAGGCGGTGACTCTAGCGGAACCTTGTACATCACACCAATGAAGCCATCGGCAATATCGGTTGCATCTTGTATATAGGATTCTACAGATTCATTTTCGGTGAGGTTTCTTTCTAATTGAGTGATGTGATTCAAGCCGTAACGCAACACCATGTCATCACGGCTTGCGTACATAGCACACCTTATTTTGTAGAGGTTAATTTCACCAAAGCTTTCGGCTTAGCAACCACAGGCAATTGGTTTGACTGGACATGCAAATCAAAACCACGATCGAACTTTTTGGTGTCTTGTTTTGCGTAATACGGTAAAGCAGAGGTATTCACTGTTTCATTGAAATCAGCAGGTGCCAAGGCATTCAAAAATACATCTTGTGTACCAGTTGGGTAAGCATGACCTTCTTTCACGCCGATTAATGGCACATCGCCAACTTTCTGGCGATTCACCATAAATTTGATGCCGCCAAATTCAAAGCCTGAGGTGTTTGATTTACCTAAACGCTGTTCAGCAGCAGACCAGTTTAAGAAGACTTCTTTCACATTTTTATGTGAAGTTAATGCATCGTAAAATTGACGATCTACCTCGGCTTCAACTGTTGAATAAAGTTCTTGACCTAAACCATCTTCGATGAGATCAATTACATCTTGGCACTTCGCCAATACGTTTGTTGTAGCTGTGCCAAGTTCGAAATCTACAGTTTGACCTGTTAAACCGAAGTCGGTGTAGTAATCAACAATCACTGTACCATCGGCATCCAAGACAATACCTTGCTTTGCTTTAGTGCGACGATAAGCAAGAGTTGTGTCGATTTTGTTTTTCATCATTTGCAGCTTATCAAGCACTTTACCTTGAACTGTTTCTGCAGCAGTTGAACCAAATGCACGCACACCAATCACATCAGATGCAAGAACTGTGTCTTCAAGTGGCATATGAGGAATAACCCACGATTTAGCTGTACGCTTTCCACTTGAGTTTTTAGGTGCAACACCGCCCCATTCAGTTGTCGGTACTAAAATTGAACTTTCTGCATAGAATTCCACAGAGAAATTGTTTGTAGTGCCTGGAATGCTGCGGAACAAATTAATGTCATTCGGATTACCAATTCGTGTTGGCAAATTAGTAATTGCAGCACTTAATTCTTCTGTTGTAAAAATCATTTCATCCATTTTTTCACCTTATGCTGAACGAACAGCTGTAATACCAAGTGTTTTAAGACCCGCAACAACTGTTGCCAAATCATCCGCTTCAACATTTGTGAGTTTTTCAGGCACAATTCGAGATTGATGCGCAAGGATAACGCCTTTGCCCTTTTCTGCAGCAGTCTTAACCCCACCAATGCAAATACCAACCACTGCACCTTCACCCGTAAATGCAATCGCATCGCCTGAAGCATTGAAAGATACTGGTTGACCATCTTTAATGTCTTGGCTAGCTGCTACGCTTACATTTTCACGACTTGGACGATGATTCCCCTCAAGCTCCCAAGCCAACCAGTCAGATGTCACACCAGCTTTTTCTACTGTTTTAACCATTTTGTATTCACCTTATTTTCGTGATGCTGCCATATCAGCTAAAGTTTTAGGCTGACCTGCATTGAATTGATTTTGATTACCACCATCCGCTTGGTGTTCTTTCATCCAAGTTGGAAGTGGTTGTTTTTGTGGTTCAGTTTTTGTTGAAAATTTACGTAGCTGAGTTGCAGAGAATACAAAAGCTTTTTCATCAAGCTCCTTCATTTCCTTAACTTCGTCATCTGTAAATTCTTTACCAACATCTTTGGCAAGTGCTGCAATCGCGTCATTACGCTTATCTGCTGCAAACTGAGTTACCTGCTGCTTTAGGGCTGCAAGTTCAATATCTTGCTCAGCAATGCGAGCTTTGGCTTGTTCTAAGTCCACATTTGTGTCCTCTTGTTGAATTAAATTTGATTTAGCTGAAAAGGCTTGGATTGATGTTTGAGTATCTGCGCCAATTCCACAGATAGTGATTTCGTGCACGCGAACATTTCTGAAAACATGCAATGGACCAGTAAACTCTTGCCCATTCACGAATACAGTCTTACCTGCTGAAATTTCTTCAATGCTTTCAGGGTCAGCCCACCAAGACATTTGGAAAGGGTATTCATCATCAATATCTGCAACAATTTCTTGGGCTTTCTTATTTTTTAGAAAATAACCTTGAGCCTGAAACTTATTAGAAATATCAAATGAGGTCGCAACACCAATGCGTAGACCACCAAAATGTTCTTCAACCAAACCAATTTTTGGCTTTAGTTGGATGTTCTGAAGATCAATAACAACACCGCTGCGCCCCCAGTAATAGTGGTTATCTATCCGACCACCGCTATACACTTCAGCATCAAACTTGCGTCGGCTTTTTTCATCTTCACCATTTACAGATATGGCTGTATTTAAGGCCGTAAATTGAAACTTGGTGCTTTCGTTTTCTTCCTGTTGCATTTTTTATGCTCCAATAAAAAACCACCCATTAAGGTGGTCTTGAATTTTCAATAATTTAAACACTGTATATTGTATTTCGGGCTATAAATAACCGAGTCGCTTTCTCTTCAGTACGCTTGAGAATGATTGATTCACTTGTCACATCAACAACTTGTAAATTCAAATCAGGTGCCAATAATGCACCATCTAAACCTTGAATTTTAGATAGATCAATCGCATGGCCTTTCATATCTAAGATAGTGATCGTTTTACCCGCACTCTCTGCGGTTTTAAACAATGTAGGCGTTTGAATACCGATCACATTACCCTTCTGCAAATTGAACGAATCAAAACCTTTGATAGAGTTACCTGTAAGCTTATTCTTTAAGCTTTTAGCCTTACTTAAAATAGAATCAAAGGCCTTAGAAATCTTGTTCCAAATGGAGTTCGATTTCTTGTCATGTGTCTTTCGAATTAAAACTTCTTTTGCTAGTTCAGACAATGACTCATCATCCTGCGCAAACTCAAATGTAATACGTGCATCACTCGGGTTTACATCAAGCTTAGAAATAGCTTCATCCAAAATCTTTTTATTTGAAGCATCAAGTGGCTTTAAGGCATCAATTACAGATTTATTAGCAGACTGCTCAATGACCGCATCCTCTCTAATCTTTAAGAGCTCTTGCGCTTCAGTATGATTGATAAATGGATCATCTAATTTCTGATCAATCACCTCATTTAAATAAGTATTTTGCTTAAACGGATGATAATCCCAATCATATTTGTTTTGAGGCAAATCAACCAATTGATCATCTGGTGTAATTCCAATTCGATCAGCCATTTTTTCAGTCAATGATTCAACTGTGCAGCGACACTGAAAACCATTCGGCGGATAGTATTTATTCCAAAAATCATCATCAATATGTCGAATTATGTCGTTCAATACTAAATGAGTAGGTCGAGTACGATTATCAATGATGGCTGAATAACGCAAATATGGACGTGATTCCTTATTTCCCTGCTGCTCCAACCACCGACCATAGGCATAAGCATTCTGAATATTGGTTCTATACACATTTGCTAAATGATGATCAGAAAGTTCAATACCCTGTTCTTCGACTTGCTTTTTAAAATCATTGAATGTACTTCCACTTTCAATGGATTTGGTTGCTAAGTTAAGCACTGTTTTAATCTGCTCAAGTGAAGCCAATCGACTAATTGTGGCAGCATTGGATCTTGCGTGAAGATCCATAGTGTAAAAATCATCAGGCAATACTACTTTGCGATTTCTGGCATACTCAAGAGAGGAACTATAATCCACGACGGTTACCCCCTTTTGTTTGCCTGCACATACCCAATAACATCAGCTTTAAACAAAGCCTTTGCAAGATTGATTTCAAACTCTTCCAAAGTTGCACCTTTACTGGCTGAGTAGAGATTTTGCATCAACTCATCTTGGGAGTTTGAATTTTCAACAATCTTTTCGATATCTGAATCACTCAATAGTTTAGAGCTTTGCTCTTTAATCAAACTATCAATTTCTTGCTGGCCTTGATTAGTCTTATTGACTGTTGCTGCGAAACTAAACGCTGTTTTCGGAATCGCTGTAAATTGACTAGGTAATTGCTGTGACTCTTTCAAATCACCATCTTGCAAGCCATATTCACGAGTCCAATATTGATTAGTAAATTCAGCACCAGCGTTTTTAAGATCAACATCTCGTTTTGCCTGTGCTTCATTGAGCGCCTTATCATCACCAATAATGATTTTATGGTGTGACCATTCATTCAGGGTGCACATTGCATTAATAATCATTTGAAGTGTTGGTGTTACAAGTCGAATATCGGATTTTAGTTTATCTTTTCTAACATTCTCATGAACTAAACCTAAAGCCCTAGATCCGTTACCGTCTGTACCACTTGTAAGTGTTTGCCCTAAAATTAACTTTTGAATTTGACGCAAAATTACAGTGTGAAAAGTATCGAAAGCAGCACCAGCATTACCTTGTGTATTGCTAAGGATCTGGACATCATCACCAGCATCAATGGAAATTACTGATTGTGCGTGTGCTGATAGCAACGCATTGTTCATTGCATCAATATCACCCTCATCATCAGAACCGTTACTTGATACCTTACCAAGCAATATAGGTGTTCCAAAACGCTCAAGGAACTTGGCCCAAAACTTAAATCCATTTTGTTTAAAAAAGAATAACCAATACAAAGAAGATAGTAACGCCTTACCATAAGGTTGTTTGTATGTTGCCTTTCTTCGAGTTAAAAAGAATTTGATAGTCTGGTCTATTTCTCGTTCTACACCTGTTGAATCTGGTCGGTAGATTAATCGTCCATCATTCTTTGGCTCAAACCACTCCATAGGCTTTTCGCCGATCCAAGTTAGACCAATGTAGCCATCTTTATAATCCCAATTGGCTTCTTGAACTGAGTATCCATAAAACAAGGCATTTAAGGAGCTTGTAGCAATCTCGCTAAACCACTCTTGCATCTCTTGCATGAGATATACAGCTTCAGGTGTATCACTTGGTTCAATGCGAAATGGAGTAGCAAGCAAGGCATCTAATCTTGTCTCAGTCGCCTGCCCAATCTCATCATCATCCAGCAATACATCAAGGTTGTGACGTTGAATCCCTGCCTTTCTGAGTGTTTTATCAATATCGGGTAGACGCCCGATATTATTAAAGAATTGAGTAACAGCCTCATGTGTATTTAGAGAACCGCCAGACAAAGCCTTATTCTTTACCTTGTCTTTTTTTGACTTTGCCATAATTTCCTCAATATGTTCTTGAGCCTGCGCCCTTTGGTTTTGCTCGCTTCTTGGCATCTAAAAGATAGTTGTAGCCATCACTCAATCCATCAACCTGATCATCGTATTTTGCATTTGGAAAATTTCGAAGCTCATCAATTAAGGTTTTATTCCAAGGACCGCGCAGCATCTTTACATTCCCGACATTCACTTGAGCCGCGAAAGGCTGTGCCCGTGTAATCTTGTCACCTGAAACTGTTTCCACAACAACGCTAAAGCCTGCCAGCATTGTGATAAAGCTTTTAGCTTGTGATTTACCAGCTTGACCAGGATCTTGGGGAAGTCGAATAACAACTTTCTTCCCATCTATCTCTGCGGTTTGCTTAATTGTTCTGTTGACACCATCTGGTCCCCACTGACCATGCACCATATCAACGATGTAAATAATATTGTCTTTACCCTTAACCATTCTTGGGCCTGCTGTGAAATCCCCTTCATTTTCAGAAGAAGCTAAATCCCAAGCACGTACTTCTTTAAGAATTTCAGAAGGAAGAGCGTCAACAATTTCAATATTATCAGGCTTAAAAAAACCACCTGCCGGTGGTGATGGTCTTTGCCGATACTGCCCAGAAAAGACATAAGGTGCTGCAAGCTCCATTCGATTAAGTTCTTGAATGGTGTGTTTTTCAGGCCATAGTGCCGATCCATCTGGTTGAATAGCTGACAGCTCTAAATGCTCCCAGACTTCGCCATTACCACCATCTAGTAACCATCCCGCCAAATCTTCCTCATGTAGGCGCTGCATAATCAAAATAATAGGTGTATCAGGTGAGTTGGTACGAGATTCAAGTGTATTCTGAAACCATTCAATTACGCTTTTACGGATCGTATCTGACCTTGCTTCACTTGCTTTATGAGGGTCATCAATAATAATGGCACCGCCAAAAGTATCACGAAGCTTTCCTGCACCAAATCCTGTAATCGTTCCTCCAGTACCTTGGGAGTAACAAACACCACCATCCGATGTTCGCCAATCATCTTTGGCTTTACTGTCATCACGTAATGTGAGATTTGGGAACACCTTTAAATACGCTTCTTCTTGTACAAGATTGCGAGTTTGAAATGCATTGTTAGCTGCGAGAGTTGCAGAATAACTAACATGAATAAACTCACTATCAGGAGCCTTACCAAAGCACCACGCCATAAAGTTAATTACAGCTAATTCTGTTTTAGAGTATCGTGGTGGGATATTGATAATTAATCGCTTAGTTTCGCCACGAAACACTTTCATTAAAGCATCACAAACGACCCTATGGTGCCAGTTGTGCATCCATTTGTATTTGCGTCGCTCCTTAAACATGTATTTGGAGAAAAAATACAGATCCTCTTGTGCTTCAACCTGTATTGCCAAGTCTCTCGCATTAGAATTCATTTAGAATCTCCTTGCGAGCCTCCTTAAACTCTTCAATTGAAACACTCGCTTTTATATCAATAGGTGCGCCATCTTTACCTGTATGCTCATGCTTCACTTTCTCGCTCAGCATTCCCAAGTGCTTCATCATCAACTCAAGTGATTTGTTAGCACCACTCTGATCAAACTTGTATTGTGGAGCCACATTGCCATCTGGACCCTCAATAAAAACAGGGAAACCATCACGGTCCAATACTTCTTCTGACTGCATACAGCGCTCTGCAACCGATTTGAGATTTTTAAGCACATAATAAGCATCAATACCAAGCTCTTTAATGTGCTGAGACTTCAAGAAATCAATTCTTTCCTGAACTTCAGGTCGACTAAATACAACCCATCCATGCTGACGTGCTGACTTCTCACTAAACTTCGCTCTAATCGCTGCTTTAGTGATATTTAGATCAATCAAATACTCATGACAAAACAATTCATGTTGCTTGTTTTTAAGTGGCTCACTCCCTTTCGGAAGCTCAATTTCTTCCATAAAGGAATCTCCAATAAAAAACCTCCCGAAGGAGGTTTTGGTTATTAACCAACTAACTGCTTACGAAAGGATTTATTGATCATTTCTTTTATATCATCTTCTAAGTTAGCTTCAAATATTAGAATAATACTTGCGAATTCAAATTCATAAGACGACTTATCATATTCTTTACTATTAAGATAAAGATCTAGATTTCCGCTTTTGCTAATGTTTTGAAATACCAATTCATAATCATGGCAAATATTAGTTAGTATGTATTCTTTTGATTTCATTATTATCTCTATAATTAATTTAGAAACAATAAATTATCAACTTATCCAAGTAAGATCAATCACAACCGACCTTGACGTTTATACTTACGTCTTTTGGCTTGGCTGATCTTATTGGGTTTTGATTTTCCTTTTACTGGCTCTCGCCACGTAATTGAATCCCAATCACTTGCACGTCTCTGTGCAGGTTCGGCAAACGCTGCGCTCATACCCAATGCTGCTAATACAATTCGACCTAAACGCATGGCTTTCTCCCAGACAAAATAAAACCCCTTTCGGGGCTAAGTAAAATCTATATTTGATCAATCATCTAAATATTTCTGAACTAATTTATCTATATCGGATGCACGCTCTCCCAATGCTTCCTTGGTGTCATGTGGGATACGTGGGTCTGCATAATAAAAATAAAATTCATGCTGATAATTGCAAACATAAAACCCAATACCACACCAATGAGAATGCAAATGAATGTTTTCATGCTAAGGCTCTAATTTTCCACATTTCCCATGCAAAAGTTATCTCATGTGAAACATTGGTTTCGAGTTGCGAATCAAGATACTTCTTTTTTGGAAAGAATCGATCAGCATCTTTGTTATATTTAATTCGATCAAAGACTTCAGATGGGCAAGCTTTTTTAAACATTTTTAATTCCTTCTTTTTATTCATCTGTATTTACCCATGCATCTTGAATCTCAAACAACAAAAAAGCCCACATTTCTGTGAGCTTAAATCTATTGTTGGTCTGTACTGTATAGAATGACCAGTCTATAAAAATACTACCTTATATGCCGTTATTTTGTCAATTAAGCTTTTCGCATATCTTTTCGATAGATATCCGCGTAGAAATCAATCTCATCTTTCATGTCATTCAACAAACTCTCAACCATAAACTCCAAGTATGCATAGTTCTTACGGTATGTTTCAGGCTTCACTTCTTTCAAACCAAAAAACTTAAATTTTTCTTCAGTCGTAAATCCATTAATTCCACGCAAATTAAAGAACAAAGCCATCTTTGCTACTTTGAATGCAAATGATTTAAGGTCGAATCTGATGCGTTGCACATCCTTTGCCAAAGCCTCATATAAAATTGCTGCCAAATGATGATGTAAAGTGTGATAAGCCATTGTGTTATCTCTATAATCACCCCACACCAAAAGCTCACAATATGCCTTTGTTGCCTTATCTTCAATTGAAGCTATTGCACCGCAGCGATCCTCCCAATTAGGCGCATCACCACCAGTCGACGCAGTAGAGATCTCATAGTTTGCTGTTTTCGCTCTCATTTGCTGTCCCATCCATTCCAAATTCGATAACTTCTCTGCCACTGCGTTCATAATTGCCCCTTAATTCATACCTAGAGTTTTTAAAACTAATTTATGTTTTAACTCTTTGTTTTCTTTCTCGAGCGCATTGATCTTTTCAAGAAGATCGTTTTTGTCCTGTGTAATTCGTTCCAAGTTAGTAAGCCCAGAACATGAAATCATGGCTCCAACTTGTTGATTGGATAACAGCTCAATTCCATACTTAATGGTTTCCTCCTTAAACTTACTTCCCATTAACTTCTCTAACTCAGCTCTTTGCTTTCTAACTGATTCAATATCCATAACTCTTAAACCTCTAAAATCTCAATCCCATGCACTGACATCATCAAGTGCTTTTTGATTCGATACTCAGCAAGACTTCTTGAAATCTTGCTTTTGACATCTTCAACTACTTGGCACCCATTTTTGATATATACAAAATCCGCTACATAACGAAGCGCTGGCTTCTTCCGTGGTTCATTGCTAAATCTGACTGACTCAGCTAATACAAACACGTATTGCGTCTGTAGCTCTCTGATTTCCCCTGCACGCTCAAGAATCTTCAACTCTCGATAACGTCTAGCTTCTTTGACTGAATCGAACTTTAGACCATCGCATTCGATAGTCTTGTTCTTGTATTTTGATTGTCTTGATCTCGCCACTGGCTTCGACTGCGTTTGCCACCCTTTAGGAATTTGCATTTAACCCCCCAATCAATTTAGTTAATGGCTCTTTGAACAAATGAGCTAAAACCAGAACCGTCATGCAAATCCAAAATATTGAATCACACATGCTCACCTCGCAGGGCTTTTTCCAAATCTCGAATAATGCAATCCGTTACGACACGAACACCTTTGTCATACAAATCCATTTCTTTGAAATTGGTCATTGATTCTTTTAACTCAATTAATACTTGTTCAACTGCTTTGAGTTTTTTGTCTTTCTCTTCAACCTCAGCCTGTCGGGATTGCATCTTTTCGCTTGCACATGTTTGAAATGCAACAAACCACATCTTGAGCCAATGATTAGCTGTATCACGCATCACTATTGCATCTGCTCGACCATTATCAAATTCAGGATTGAGCTCATATTCCATTGAGAAAATATTGAACGAAAGAACCTTGTGATGATCTTTAAGATCGGTTTTTTCTAAATTTACCAATATCTCACGCTCAAATAACCAAAGAGTGCGTTTTAGTCCTGTTTCTTTTGGCTCAAACTTATCCATGACGTTCTGCCTCCAAATCCTTGACAATCGTACTAGGGCTAACGTGATTGCGAATGTCTGTGACGTGGTCTGTGGTGTCATGTTTTGCAATGGCGGTGCGGAGGTCGTCTATCTGAATAGGGTGAAATCCAGCAGCCCTAAAATACAAACCGTCGTTGTCTGTTAAATTCCATTGATCATGAAAGCCATTGTGAAACATGAATTGAGGTGATTCACGAAAGTAATAACCACCTTGATAGCTTTCAGCATTGGAAGGTGCTTTGGAAACAATCTCTCTCATCTGCTCAATCGTTAAGTTGTTGTTTATCGTTGTCATAGTGTCACCTCATAATTCGACTTAATGCTGTAACGTCCACTTGTCTGCTTGTTGTAATGAATTGGATAACAAGCCTTGCATGGTGCTTCGTATTGTTTTTTCTCACCCATCTTGTTTTTTCTTATACGATGAAAGAAAAACTCATCATCGAGTGGATAATATTCATCACAACAAATACAAAGTTTTTCTGTGCCAAGTTCGGTTTCAATGTATTTAGGTTTTGATCGACTCACAGCCCACCTCCTAACACCAAACCAGATGGACGAGAATTCCCTTTGATATCAAAATCAACAGCTTTCATTTTTGCTTTAAGTGCAGACTGTTGATTACTGATCGCTTTCGCTTCTTTGCAAAACTCACAACGGCATTTGTGTTTGTTGTATGCGTAAACAGTGCCGTGATTAATTATTGGTTGGTACTTCAAGCCTTCTAAATCTTCGCACCAGTCCATCGTGTATTGATCTCTCATGACAACCCTCCAATACGGCACATAAATTCAATCTCAATACCGCCATAACTTGGTTTATCAAATGTTTTAAGCTCTTTGCGAATAACAGATTCAATATGCTTTCTTGTTTTGGTGTTGAATTTGAATGCTCGCTTCAAAAGCAATTGACCATTGTTGTTAGCCATTACTGTGAACTGCATTTGTTGTTCATTAATTTCAATTACTTGCACTTGAACACTCATACCGACTCCCCTTGCATCATCCGTTGATCACCCCAGTTACACTCAACCAGTGTCAAACCGCCCTGTTGGAATCTTGACCATAGACGATCGCCTAAATCTTCTTTGAGTTGTTTGAGAGTGAAATTTGATATCAGCATTGTTGATTTCATTGCGTCATAACGTGAATACAAAACTTTGTGAACAAGCTCTTTGCGCTTTTCACGGTCATGCAGTCCATATTCATCAAGAATGAGTAAATCGTACTGAGTGAACTCATAAATCAATGATTGCTCTGATTGATCTTTAGTGTCCTTATCCCATGCATTCATGATCTTCTGAGCCATGAATTCACTTGTGATATAACGCACATAAATACCCTTGTTCAGAAGCGTTCTAGCTGTTGCACAACTCAGATGTGTTTTACCTGTACCTGTTTTGCCCGACATGATGAAATTGCGCTTATCACCTGCGATCATTAACTTGGCAAAAGCTACACTTTGAGATAGCGCATTTTCTTGACCAGGTAATGCTGGATTCACGTTGTAATTCTTAAATCCAGAATTTTGATGACGTTCAGGAATCATGGCACCTGCAAAATGATTATCACGAACCATTTTGTGAACTTCTTTGTGATGCTCTTGGTTTACTTGTTCAACATAGGCTTTTGCACATAAGGGGCAAATTTGATTTGGTCCTGCCTGTACTTTTTGAACATTGTGTTCAGCGCAATAAGCACTTACTTTTTGAAACTCCATTGAGGTCATAGCATTCATATGAAGTCCTCTGGTATTTCAACGTGTTCAACTGGTCCGCTAAATTGAGGAATATCAGCCCATGCATCATTGACGTTTAGATTTGAAGGTCGAACATTTGAATTTGATTTTTTGTTTTTAGAAAAATCACCTTTCACCCATTTCACGAAGTTTGAATACATCTTTGAGTCACTGACTGAATCAGATCGAATTTGTCTTTCGTAATGAGCATTGACTTCAAGAAGTGTGTTTTCCATTTCACTTTGAGTTAATGATTTTTCACCTGCTCTCTGTAACCAAGAATTCAAAGAATCTAAATTTGGTTTCCAAAGATTTAAGATTTCATCAACTGAGTTTTTTGACGAATTTTCTATTGTGTGTGTTTCTTTAATATTTTCTTTAAGTGTTTCTTTAATAGTGCCCCGTTCAACGGTACTAGTCTCGTCACCATTAAAGGTACTAGTCCCATACCGTTCAACGGTACTACCCATAATTGGTACTAGTCCCGTTTGTTGGTACTGGTTAAGTGTCAAAAAATACTCATTAAGACATCCAGTTTTTCGAACAACACTGATTAATTTTGCATCTTCAAGTTCGCTAATACTCGACATAACTGTGTCGCGTTTTTTAATTCCGCAATACTTTTGAAACTGAGTAATTGCAATAGTGTGAGAAGTACGATCAAACCCTATAGTTTGACGCACAATAAACATAAGGCATTTGAATGCTTTGTCCTTTAACTGCGCCATGATTAGGTCATCAATTAAAGAATTAGGCATCTTTGTATAGCCCTCATCTTTGTTTGACATGACTTGTCGCTCTTGTTTTGGAAACGAGATAACTTCACCTTGTGGGCTATCATGTTTGTGTGCTAAATTTGTCATATTCAATCCTTGCAAGTGTTTGAATTACTAAAAGCCTGATCTTGACCATCAGGCTTTTTTAATGTCTGGACTTCCATAGCCCAACTCTTCCTTTCTCTCACTAATTTCGTGATGGAAAAGGTCATCCACTGATTCAACTCTGTTGATGTAGCATTTCATCATGTGAAACATTGAAGCTGCTGTTTCACGGTCTAAGCTTTCATAAGTTTTAGGAACAACCTTGAATCCAAGAAGGCTCAATAAGACGCAAGCGTTTTCAATTTCAGTCAAGCCATTGCTTTTCTTGTCATTTTTCATTCTTGAGAGTGTGCTTGGATCCACTCCTAAGCGCTCTGCTAAAACACTGTTGTTTGCCTGTGCAAGCGCATTAAATACACGTGTTATGTCATTTCTAGCGCTTGCAGACATTTCAATTAATAATTTGCTCATGGTGGTTCCTAAGCGACTAAGGTTGTTTTTTTACTTACTGGAATATTTGATTCCACATTTAAAAACTTCTGGTATCCATCTGGAACGCCATCTTTTCTCCAAAGAGAAACAGTTCCTTTAGAAAACCCAAGTAAGTCTGCTAATTCGCTGTCGTTTTTGCAGCTATACCGATGAAGCAGATGGTCAACGGTGAATTTAAAAAGGCTCATAGAGTTAAACCTTACCCAATTAAAGTTTAACCTATTAAACAATATAGTTTAAGACCTTGTCAAACAAAATGTTTAAAATATTAAACAATACATAGTGGTTATTTGAGATGAACAAGAGTGTTGTTGAAACGGTTGCTAGTCGCATAAAAAGCAGAATGGATGAGCTTGGCATTAAGCAAGTCGATTTAATTAATAAAGGTGTGGCAAGTAAGGGGACAATTTCCTTGTGGCTATCTGGTGGTGCAGAACCAACAAGAGAAAGACTTGTTAAGTTGGCTGAACAGTTAAAAACAACTGAAAAATGGATATTAACAGGTGGCGACATGAACAGTCGCTTTGATGACTCAATAGACCTAAATCCTGTTGCATCAGTTATTTATGCTCCTGTAATCTCATGGGTACAGGCAGGAGTATGGACAGGTATGGAAAATGTCGAGTTAGTGGGAGATGAAGAAAGGCTTCCTTTGGTACCAGGTGCAAGTGCAAAGAGTTTTTATTTAAAAGTGAGAGGTATTAGCAATGCTCCTTATTTTTTAGAAGATGAAAGGATTTGTGTTGATCCTGAGATTTGTTTTGATGATGTACAAACTGGTGAGATGATTGTAGTTAGACGAGGCAATGAAGCAACATTCAAAGCCTTATTGCGCAGTGAAAATAACTTATACTTGAAAGCTTTAAATAAAGAATGGCAACCAAATGTGATGCTGATTGATGAGGATTGTACTTATATTGGCAAATATGTTGGCTCATTTAAGCCTGCTGAGAGATTCTCACTAATCTAAATAAAACTAAATTAAACTTTTACCGCCTTTAAGGCGGTTTTTAATATTTAAAATCTAATAAATCAAACATTAATAAAAATATTGTTTAATTTCTTAAACTTTTCTATTGACTAAAATGTTTAATCCATTAAACTAAATCTCACACCCACTCACCAGAGATAAAAATGGATATTCAAAATTTACGTTTACAACTCCTTCAGTTTTCAGGCGGTCAAATAGAACACGCTCAAGCAATGGAAAAATACGTTTTTGAAGGTACTGGCTTAAATCAGCAAATGGGCGAAGCAGTAAAAACTGCGGATGTTGGTGAAGATCCAGTGGATGAAAAGTGCGGATGCTTGATCTGCTTAATCAAAGAATTTCAAAAAACCTTTTTAATTTTAAATAAAAAAGCGCACTGACCTCGAACCCAATGCGCTTTTCCAAACAACAGGTGAATTATGAAACAAACCGCATCCCATAGTCAAACACCGCAGTTCGGTGTGAACAAAAGTGCTACATCTGCACGACTGTACCAACACCCAACCTTAGAAGAACAACGTCCTACTGGTTGGAAAAATATCGTTAGCAACATTTCAATGATCACCGTTTTGGCTTTCTGCTTTGGTGGTTCTACATTTCTTTTGCTTAAAGGCTGTGCCGACGAACAAGAACGTCAAACCGCTGTCATTCAAGCTCAAATTGTCAAGGGTGGGAAATAATCATGGCTGATAAAAATCAAACAATTACTAGCTTCAAAGGTTTTGATAAAAATCTTCAATGCCGTGGCTTCCAATATGAAATTGGTAAAACTTACCACCATGAGGGTGAGGTAAAAGCTTGTGGTTCAGGTTTTCATGCTTGTGAATACCCTCTTGATGTTTTTGGTTATTACGCACCAGGTGAAAGCCGATTTGCAACTGTTGAGCAATCTGGTGATTTAAGTCGTGAAGATGATGGTGACAGTAAAGTTTCAAGCCGATCTATCACAGTGAAAGCTGAAATTGATATTCCATTCTTAGTCAAAGCTTCTATTGAATATACAACAAGCAAATGCAAACCAGTGGATAAGAAATCCCCTGCTTTTAG